ACATTGCCCTAGATAATCTATACATTTTTTTGTATTGGTATCTTTCAAAGCTTGCCTTTAACCCATAAAACCATTAACAAAAACATAGCACAAGCACCATAAAGTGCTAAGAATCCTATTACTAAATATATAAATGCTTCCATTACTTGTTAAAAAAATCTTCGTAGCCTGTGGTGATATTTAACTTGTTAGCTAAATTTACTAATCTGCTTCCCATTTCGTGAGATTTATCAGTTTTTGTACTAGTAGAAAATTCAATATGTACAAGTATGCAGGCTCTTAAAAGTTTTTTTTCTTCTTTAGTTAAGTTATTTATATCCATTAGTGCAATTTATTTTAATTTTTCTTCTAACATTTCAATATTTTCTAATTCGTAATGATGAGCATGTCTATAAGCATATTCTGACTCACAATCAACACATAGGACATGTCCATGAAAATTCAAATATAGTTCATTTGATTTGCAGTTGCATAAGTCACAAGTATCTATTTCTGTTAATAGTCTGCTCATTAGTGTAATACCCTTTCTCTGCCACCATTTTTCATAAAATCGTGTAAATCTTTCCAATCTTTAAGCGTTAAAATATTTGAAACTTCTTCTATGGTCATGCTCATTAAGTCAATTTGATATTTAATAGAAAGTTTTACAATTTTTTTCTCTACCGCAGTTAGACCTAAAAATTCATCATTAAATGACATCTTTTACCTCTCTTTTTTCATAGCTTGCAGTTTGACCATTGTGCCATATTTGATCTACTCGTCTTTCTGCATCTGATTTTTTATTGTAAGTTGCTATTTTTTTATGCTCTCCATATCTGCCGATATGTGGAAAATATTGGTAAACATCATAGACAATAGTATTCATTTCTCATCTCCTGTTCTTTGAGTGATATATATTCTTGAAATACACTATCAACATTGTTTATGTCGGCATGTCCTTCAGATATAAGTGATTTTTTAATATCATTTTTACATGATATATATTCCCAAACCAATCTTTCATCAGCTACTTGATCAAGCTCTTGCATTTGTTCTTTGTTGTATATATACATAATTACTCCTATTAATTAAAGGGTATAAATTTCATAAGTGGCTCTTCTACATGACCTTCAGGCAACCACTCTAGCTTTTCTCTAACTTCTTCTATAGTTAGCATGCAATCAGTAGTACCACCATCTTCTGTTTCATTGGCAAGAATAGATCTGCCTGCATAGTTTCCTTGACCTAGCTTAAAGTACATATTGTCTTTAAGTAGACCTTCATCATCTACATACATAATGACACCACCACCTAGATACACCACATCAAAACAATCACATTGCATTGCTTTGTAATAATCTTGTAGATTGGATTCAGATATATCTATATAAGATAGGCTTTGATCAAAAGGGTCAATTAATATGACTTGTATTTTTTTCATTTAGGATCTCCGTCTGCATCTAACAACTCTAAACTTGCAGTGTTGTCATTAATAAAGTTATCAACCAATCTGTCCATATCAACCTCTGTGTAGGTTGTCTGTTTCATAAGCTGGCTATTAAAAAACATTTCCATATTGTTCCTAGCAAATATTAATGCTAAGTCAATAAGACCTTTTGCGTTAATTCTATCTTGTTTACCAAGACATTCATCACCATGGATATTTTCAAGTTGTTTTATTTTCATTTGATTCTCCAAAAAGAAAGCAGCTGTTAAGCTGCTTTCTTGATAAGTTTATTTTCTTGAATAACTCTTTCAACATCTTTGACATTGAACACAGTAAAGTATCTTCTGACTTTTTCTTTCTCGCCAGTTTCTTTATTGATTTCTTCTTTGTAAAAGAACAATGAGGTGCCTAAACCCTTAAGACCTTTCAGCATATCGCCAGTTACTTTGAATACATTCATAGCTTGTTTAAAAGTAAGAACATAATCGCCTTCTGAGTAACCTGCTTCTGCAAGTAAGTCTAGGTTTCCACCAGTGTATTCTTTTTTGGTTTGGAAGTTTATCATTTTTTTTCTCCTCGCTTTTTAGGGCGTTTATCAATTAATATGAGTTCATTATTGCTCATTTTCTGAAAGATGTAAACCCCTTTTTGGAATTATTTAATTATTTTTAAAAGGGTAAATTATCGTCCTCTTGCTCATCTATTATTGATTTTTTCTCCCATAATTTCTTCGCCCATTCTTGTCCGAATGTTTCAGGCAATCCGTAGCTTGAAAAAAATTTGTATTCATTGCCAAATTTGGTATGTAATTGTGAATGGTGAAAAACACAAAGAGGAATTGCATTTCGGTCATTTGCTTTTAAAGACATTCCACGCACACCATCATAAGGTTTAAGAAGATGATGTGCTTGCACAACATTAGAATGAGAATAAAAACCTGCTTTACATAACAGACAAGGCAATGTTCTTATCCATGCAAGATGTTTGCTATCTTTAAAAGTTTTTTGCGGCAATTTAAAAAGGTATCTTTTTAGCTAGGTCTAGATTTTCTTCGTTTTGATCTTCCTCAACTTCACGAAAACCAAGGCTTGTAAACGGGTTGCCATTACTGGTTTCCTTCGCCCAACAACCTAGCTTATAGATCACTCCATCAATGGTTACTTTTCCACCCATATCAGGAGTTCTATCATTAGTTTTATCTGTGTTTAAGTGCATCAAGCCTATGGACATCATCATTTCATATTTAGGCTGACCTTGTTTGCTAAAACTTTTGACAATAGCACCATATTTTTTTTCGCCATTGATAACGAAGCTACCCTTCCTTTCTATAGTTGCATCATTCTCATGCCACAAATAGCCTTTCTTTTCATCATCATATTGTTTATCTTCCATTTTTTTCTCCTATTAATTTATATTCAAAACCTTTGCTATTGAAAATTTTTCTTTTTTCAACCACTTCCCCAAAATTTGCAAGGTTATATTTTTTTCTTTGGGGTTCTTTTCTTAAGTCTCTGATCGCAGCACTGATTGATGGTTCTCCATAAAAAACACCAGTCTTGTCTTTTATTTTTTGTTGCAACTTCCAAAAAGTCCACCAACCATTATCACGCATACAAAGATACACGCAATCATTCAAAGTTAATTTAGGCATACAAGTCCACCATCTTTTCATACGAATCTTTCAAGCTTACATCCTTAGTTTCAATTGAAAGATATGCTCTTTCTATCTCTGCTGTATTTAATGAAAATAATTCTTTGCGTTTGGGTTCATCAAGTAATGCCATTTGAACTCTAATAGATTGGATATAATCTACAGGTGTTCCATCTATAGAGACTTCATCATCATCAATTCTTTTTAATATGAATCCATTTGTTTTTTGTTGATTAGTAGTGTTTTTTATTTCTTTAGTTTCAACCCTATCTTCTAAATCCTCACCTCTATATATGTGTGCACCCAGTCCAAACATAGACATACATTTAGTTAGACATCGCATTTTTGTATTAGCAATATCAACTACATTCCAGTCCTTCTTTGCATTGTTATTGTAGTCAGTAACTGCTAACCACATAGTTCTAGTTACGCCTTTGATTGTAACTTTGCAATGTACCGATGCAGAGCCATCAGGATATACCAAACAATCCATAGTTCCATAAGTTGGATTATCAAATTCTTTAAATTCATAATCTACTTCAGGAAAGTATTTGTGTATCTCTTGCCACATATCAGTCCAACTGAGATAATCAAATTTACCTTTTTTATCTTTTATTTTATCCATGCTCACCTTGTTTAAGGTGTCCCAAATTTCTTTGTAATTAGCACTCATTTTATTCTCCATAGTTTTTTCGCAGCAGCTATGTCTATTGGGTTTGACCAACGCCAATCGTCAAAATCAGGATAGAACAAACTTGCCACTTGGTTAATATCATCTGAATATGAAAGAACATTCATCATAGAGAATGCAGCTTTCTTCAATTCATCCACTCTTTTTTCAATATCTGTTATTTCAATAGATACAACTTCGGCTTTCGCTTTCGTAACATGTATGAAATCAGCATACGGAACACTATCCTCAGCAAAGGCGTAAAGGCTAAGCTGACGACAGATTGTTGAGGGTATCTTAGACATAAGCCGACCAGTGGTCTTTATATCTCTAGTAATACCTTCGTATTGAAGATCAATATACCCAATGATAGGCACAGGTATATCTTCAAATTCTACTTCAATTCTTTTTTGGCACTCTTGGGGTTTTCCAAGCTTGGCATAAAATGGTATAGCAACTTCTAAATATCTCTGTAAATTATTCTTTTCTTTTTCTACAGCATCTATTTCATAATCATAAGTTGCATTATGGTGTTCGTATAAAGAATCAAAATCATACTCTGAATTAGAAATTGATCTTTGTAATTTCTTTTCTATAGACAAATCATTTTCAAAAGATTTGCATATAGCATCATCTATAACAGTGCCACGCCACATGGCAGGATTTGGTATACCTCTATGACCGCTAACCTTAAGAATCCAAGAAGCAGGATTGGTTATGAATTGATTGATGGCACTAGCAGATAAGTGTTCTATGCCATGAACTTCAAATGGATTATTTTTCATTTTATTACCTCATTTTATTATGTAACATCATTATAAACCCTTTACGGAATAAATAAAGTGTTTCGTAAAAAATAAAGTGTTAATTTGGACTGTTCAAAATATTAATTAAAACATATAATACTATTTGGAATATAAATTATGAAATTACAACAATACCTAAAAGAAAATAATTACACTCAAATGTCATTTATTGATCAGATAGAAATGGCTAAAGGGGTGCGAATACCACAAGGTACTTTAGCTAAATGGATACTGGGAACAAGAATTCCTAGGCATAATGAGATGGTTATTTTGCATGATGTTACTGAGGGAGTTGTGGCTCCGAATGATTTTTATAATATAAATGAAGGCTAGTAAAAAATGAAATTTGAAATCACTGAAGCTGATATAAAAAAAATTGTGCCATATGAAAACAATCCCAGAACGAATGCAAAAACTGTACAGCGTGTAATTGATAGTATACAGAATTTCGGTTGGCAAGTTCCTATAGTTGTTGATGAAGAATTTATAATCTTAGCAGGACACACAAGATTGAAAGCAGCGAAATTAATGAACCTTGATGTAGTACCTGTGAAGGTCGCTAAAGGTTTGACAGAATCACAAAAAACAGCTTTCAGAATAATGGATAACAAAGCACAAGAGTTTTCGTCTTGGGATTCTACACAATTAGCAGTTGAGTTTGATAAATTAGTTGAAGGCGATTTTGATTTGAAATTGACTGGTTTTGATTTTGAAGAAATACAAAAAATAAACAGTGAATTATTGAAGTTTGATGCTCCAGAGGTTGATGAGAATTACAGTTCATTAAGCATATCTGACGATTTTGAAATACCTGAAACCAATATAAAACAATTTATGTTGTTATATGATATTGATACATTAGTACAATTCAAAAATATGTTAGATAAATTAAAAGATAAATACAATCAAGATAATTACTCTGATATTGTTTTCAACGCAGTAAAAAATGAATCAGATAGAAATTCCTAAATTAACCTTATCGCCTGTATTAACTAAAAAAGAAACTGATAATCTTAGGGGCAGGTATGCGACAGATAATGATTATAAGATATTAATCAACGATGATTGCGATGCTTATACTGATGATGGCGAACCATTATTTTTTTTCAGAAAAGGTAAAATTCCAAAAGAAGTTTGTGAAACTGCATTTTACAACTTAAGAAACGCAGCAACAAAAACTGAGAACAGGGGAACAGCAGCAGGTCCTCTAGATAGCGATGATCAAATAGGTCACAAAACTATATCAACCCATAGATACAGAGAGATAAAACAAGACGGAACTCTGAGCAAGGTAATGAGGGCAAAAAAAGTGAATTCAGGGATAGCAGGCTATTTTGATAGGAATACTAGATTCCCTTACTGTAGGCAAACAGCTTTTACAGAAAAAAATAAAGATGCGTTTAGTAAATCTATACCTTTTTTGAAATTTATAAGCCATATGTTTGAAGAAGCATGCCCTGAAAGATATCAAGCACAAAAAAAAGTTGTAGATCAAAGCAGTAAAGATTTTATTATCACTGATACAGTTTTCAGCACAGTTACAGTTAATAAAAATTTTCAAACCGCATATCACACAGATGCTGGAGATTTAAAAGAAGGGTTGGGCAATTTAGCAGTTTTGAGTGCAGGTAAATATCAAGGTGGGTATACAGTTATGCCTAGATATGACTGTGCTTTTGATTTGAGTAGTGGTGATGTTTGTTACTTTGATGTGCATCAAGTTCATGGTAATACAAAAATGGATTCTAAAACACCATACGAAAGAGTATCTATAGTTTGTTATTACAGAGAAAATATTAAATATTGCAAGACTATGGAAGAAGAACTTGAAAGGGCAAAGAAAAGAAAAGAAGGGGATAAAATTAATTGAAAATTATTATTCCTACATACATGCGAGAAGATAACCAAAAATCGTGGAAAAATTTGCCCCCTGACATACAAGATATAACATATCTCGCCACAGATTCATCAAGGGTTGATTTATTAAAATATTATAACCGCAAGGCTAAGATCGTTGATCTTGGTGTAACTGATGGTATCGCAGATACAAGACAAAAAATTATTGATAAATATGAAGATGAAAAAATATTTATCGTTGATGACCAATGTTTATTTTATGAAAGGAACTCAGAAAATAAATTAAGGAGAATGAATCCGCATGCTTATGAATCAATGTTACAAGAATTAGAAAATAAACTTGATGATTATATTTGGGTCGGTATAAGTGATAGGGCAGGCAATAATAGAGTTTTAGAAAGTACAAAAGAAATACAAAGATCATATTCATGTTATGCAATAAACACTAAAACCTTCAAAGATAACAATCTAAGTTTTGATGGTATGTATAAAAAAACAGGAGCTAAAAATTTTGAAGATTTTTATGCATTGTTATCGCTTCTTACGAAAGGAAAAAAAAATTTGATCTTATACAATTACGCATTCAGTCATAGTCACGGAAAAAAAGGTGGCAACTCAGTATTTAGAAATAATCAGACCCATGAATTGTGTTACAAAACATTACAAAACGAATTTCCTGATTTTGTAAAACTTAAATATAAGATAAACCCTAATTGGACAACTGAAGAAGGTGACAACAAAAGATTGGAAGCGATAATTCAATGGAAGAAAGCTTATGAATCACGAAAAAAGAATAGTATGTGATTTAGACGACACCATCTCTGTTACTCTGAACAGAGATTGGGATAATTCAAAACCAGTCACACCTGTCATAGAAAAAATAAATGAACTCCATGAAAATGGTTGGGAAATTATAATTTTGACAGCGAGGGGTCAACTAAGCTGTGGTGGTGATTACAAAAAAGCAGATGATAAATATAGAAAACAAATAGAGTCATGGTTAGAAAAACATAAAGTCAAATACGATCAATTATCATTCAATAAAATCTTAGGAGCATACTATGTTGACGACAAAGCATTAAAACCACAAGAATTTGCAGATTTAAAAGTAGAAAGATTATATGGCATGAGTGGATCATATGTATTGCGACAAAACGATTTAGTATACAAAACGCAAAGCAACGCGATTGATGTGATTGATTGGTATAAAAAAGCAGAAGCATTAAATTTGCCTGTACCGAAAGTTCATAAGCTAGTTGGTGGTACTATAACAATGGATTACATTGAAAAACTTAATGACAACAACATATCAAAAATATGTGATCAAATTGAAACTTATAAAAACATTAAATTAAACGAAAATAATTTTGATGTTTATATAGATAGACTGATTGAACACATTGACAATGCGAACTTATCACGCAGTCTTATAGAATTTTTACCTGATATTGATTATATGAATGAAAACAAATCATTTTGTCATGGAGACGCATCAATTGATAACTACATAACATCAGATAAAAAAATTTACAACATTGACCCGATATATAACAAAAATGATTATACGAGTTGGCTCTTAGATATCAGTAAACTATCAATGTCATGTGAAAGGTTCAATATCATGTTTGGAAGGATTGAGGGCAATGATTACATGAGGGCGAGATATAAAAATATACCTATGAAATCTTTGGAGTTAACACATTGGATTCGTTTTTATAAATATACAGATGATAAAAAATTATGTTTGCAAAAAATAGAAGGTTTATGTGATGTTATCTGAGATTGAAAAAAATAAAAAATTAAAAAAAATTGTAGGATATACATGTAGCACATTTGATATTTTACATGCAGGACATGTATCAATGTTAGCAGAAGCAAAAGCGAATTGTGATTATTTAGTAGTTGGTCTTTTGAATGACCCAACATTAGATAGACCTGATAAAAAAAATAAACCAATACAAGGCATATTTGAAAGATGGGTGCAGTTACAAGCTGTAGAGTATGTAGATTGTGTTATACCCTTCTCAACTGAGCAAGACATAGTTGATATGCTCTTACTTGTAAAGCCTGACATAAGATTCGTGGGTGAAGAATATAAAGGAACGAATTTTACTGGGTGTGATATTGAAAGCGTAAAAGTATATTTTAATAAAAGAGAACATTCATTTTCATCAACAGAATTAAGAGATAGAGTAGCTAAGAAAACAATTAAAGATTAACCTCCAAACCTGCCAACATAATCATCCCAGTCATCTTCTTCATTTTCGTATTTTTTGAATATATGTTTGTTCAAGTCATAAGTAAATTTAGCTTCGCCGATTTTACCATATAAGCCTTGCTCTCTTATTTTTCTAGTTATAACACTCGTGCTGTTATTATCAAAATCTCTATGTACTGTCAAAACTGCATCAGCTTGATTGTGCCAATGTGCAGCACCACTGATGTCATATGCAGTAGGTGGTGTATAAGAACCATCTTGACTTTTGGGAAGTTTAGTCGGATGTGCAATTACCCAACAACATATTTCATATATTCTTGTGAATCTTTTGCACAAAGAAATAAAATCTCTTATGTGTTCATCTTCCCTTTGGTTTCCACTCCTTATGGCTGACACTTCATTGAATGGGTCAATAACCAAACCTTTAATACCATGTTTGTAAATGGCACTCTTGCCTATGTTAAGTATCAAATCTATTGAAGGTATAGCATCTTTAGTTTCAATGAAATAAAAATGTTTGTGTATAAATTCTAAGGCAGCAACCATTTCAGTTTTTGTCATTCTATTACTGAACCCTTCATCAAAAGATTTTCCAGTGTACATTTGTAATAATCTTCTTATGTGCATTGATGTTGAGTGCTCAGGAGAAAATAAAGCAAATGACCAATTTTGATTCTCAGCCAACTTTATTAGACATTGATCAAGGAAAGCAGACTTACCATGATTCGGTATTCCAGTTATCACGCAGAATGTTCCAGTCATTGGCTTATATATATCGTCTAGACCTTCTAAGCCAATCTCAGTGGGTTTTTCGTAGTTACCTTCATATAAGTCATTAATCTGATCATAATAGTCTCTAGCAGTGTGTAAGCCTTCTATAGGATATGGTTCAGCACCCTCTATGATCTCTCTAAGTTTCATAGCACCATGTTTAACCAAAACATCATTTGCATCTTTACAATTATCAGGAATTTGCACATACCAACATATGTCTTTACCAAACCTATGTAGCAATTCTTTGTGCAAAGCTTTGCCACTTGTATCGTTATCAGTGAACAAAACTATTTTCTTCGCAACTAACTTACAATTTTCAAGTGCTTTATACCTTGCATCATTTTTATCACCTTTGTATTCTTTTGGTGCACCATTAGGTAGGGTTGTTCCATAATTAATACCACACTCAGCCAATGAAAGGACATCCATTTCACCCTCAGTGAAAATTACAGTATCTGAGTTACATATCCTATCAAAGTTATACAGGGTGGATTTAGTGTTTGGTGTTTGTCTAAATTGTTTTTCCGTTGTTCTGTACTTGATATTAGCCAAAGAACCATTTTCATCAAAATACTGAAAACCTATCCAATTGTTTTCATTAAATATTTTAAATTCCTTGATGACATGTTCACTGATACCCCTTTTCTTAAAGTAATTGAGCATAAACTGATCACTGCTAACTACAGGCTCTTTAGGTTTTATGTATTCCTTCTTTTTATATGGTGTGTGCAGTCCGCCTGTTTTCTTACCACCTTTCCATTCACAATGATGACAATTCCAAACAACACCATCTGAATTTATAGTTACTGAGAGTGGCGTGTCTCTAGGATTGTGGGGTGGTTGACATTGTGGACATTTAACTTTTTGATTCCCTTCTTGTTGGTGTTTAAGGTCAATTCTGTTTTCTGAAAGAGTTTTGCTGATATCCATAATTTATCCTGCGAGGTTGTTTAAAGTTTTATTTTTTAAAGGCTTATCAACATAATCTAGATACCTTTGTTGATTTAAGTAAGTTGTTGGGTGTGGTATGAATTTTTCCTCAGTATTCATATTTTCTATCGCAAACACTTTCGTTGCATATATTATTTTCCCGTAATGTTTTTCATCATATTTCAAAAAAGACTTCTTAGCTTGGAACTTTCCAATTTTCCGAGGATATATTTCCCAAAATTCGTTAAAAGCTAAAACTTCTTCATTAATAGTTAAAGTTTTTGTATCATCTTTAGTATTATAGGGTTCTTGAACCCCTTCCCTCAGGGTTTCATCACCCCTAGGGGTTTCAGAGCCTACAGCTAGTGAAAGGTGGTATCTGTTAGAAGTATATGCACCTTTATCATTCACCCTGTGCTGAATGGTTAAGTAACCTTTTTGCTCAAACTCTTTGATAGCTCTTTGCACTCCCTTGGTATCTTTAAGACCAACGATATCAGCGATGTGGCGATAAGAAGGATAACAAGTACCCTTCTCATCAGCATAATTACCTAATATGACTAATATGAATTTTTTCGTAGGCGTAAGACCTTTTACCTTTAGAGCTTGATTTAAACATTCTATTGACATGAGATGCTTTAGTTAGCTTGCAAAGATTTGTAATCAACCTTGACACCGAAAGTATCAACGAATTTACCTTTGACTATTTTGTTCATATCCATCCAACCACTACCATCTGCAGCATCTAAGTACATTTTTTTCACTAGCTGATAATGTGTATGTCCATATTTTTTAGCGATATCCAAACACTCTTTTGAATGTGTATAGTCGTAAGTCCTCATACCATCGGCAAACCTTGGATAAAGATCCCAACCATTACCCTCTATAAAGTGACCATCTACCTCTGTACCACCATACATAAAATAACTTATTAAAAATGTACCTTGAGTGTATTTACGCATACCGAATCTGTTTAATTCAGTTTCAACTGTTTTATTTATTAATTCTTTATTCATTATTTGCTCCTTTGTTACGATGCTTTAGATGCATCAATATAATCATGAACTTGTACACCACCACGATTATCAACGAAACCGATGATCATGTTATTGATGTCGCGTATCAACCAACCACCCATACGCTCTGAACTATTTTCTTCAGATGCAACTTTATCGTATTGTGGTATTTGTGATTTAACCCTAGTATTGAACTTGGTTATAGCTTGATTGTAGTTTAAGTTTGTCATTTTATTTACCTCTAAATTATCAATTAATATATTCATTATCATCATTTTTCTAATAATGTAAACCCCTTAATGGAATATTTATACTAATATTGATCAATTTCTTTGTTTTAAAAGCGTTTTTGGAATACTATACTGGTAATATTTAAGAAATTATGAACAAAAAAACATCTAAGAATAAACTTACGGAGACTATCAAAGCGAAGATCAGGAATGATTTTGTGCAAGGCACTGGTGAAGGTTACGATAAATTATTCCCAACACTTGATGATTTAATTGCAAAATATAAAGTGGCACAATCTACACTCTACAGAACTGCAAGGGATGAGAAGTGGAAAGTGCAAAAAGATCAATTTAGAGCTGAGTTCCAAAGAAAGCTAGATGATGAAAGAATAAAAAAACTATCATCTGAATCAATAAAAATTGATAACACCACTATTTCATTAGCGAAAGGTTTATTCACTACAGTAGGAATAATGATACAAGAAAACAGTGTCGCTATGCAGAATGGAAAAAAATCATTAAAGGCAAACGATATTACATCATTGGCAAACGCAGTATCAATTGCACAAAGGATAACTAAACTTGCTTTAGGAGAAGCTACACACAATATAGATGCTAAATTCACAGAAAACACAGACGCCTTCAGAAGAGCTATGGAACTCCTTGACTCAGTTGAAGAACAACGCAGAAGCCAAGGCAATGGAGTTACGCACTGATTGGTTAGAAACTGCTAGAGTCAAACAGCTACAACCAAAAGAAACGCCACATTATATATGGCTTATATTGGCTGGTCGTGGCTGGGGAAAAACTAGGACAGGTGCACAAGACATAGCTTTATATGCACTCAGAAACCCTAATACAATATGTGCAGTTGTTGCTCCTACGGCAGGGGATTTGCGGAGAGTTTGTTTCGGTGGTCCTAGTGGTTTAGTTAATATAATCCCTAGAGAATGTTTATCTGAGTCAAAAAACATTAAAGGTTATTCATCAAGCATGAGTGAAATAAGACTACACAACGGCTCAAAAATAGTAGGCTATGCTGCATCAGAGCCTGAGAGGTTAAGGGGACCTCAGTTTCATAGAGCATGGTGTGATGAAGTGGCAGCTTGGAGATACCCTGAAGCTTTTGATCAGTTGATGTTTGGATTAAGGCTCGGCGACAACCCACAATGTATTATTACAACCACGCCTAAACCAACTAAAATTATAAGAGACTTGGTTGCAAGAGAAGATGTTGCCGTAACAACAGGCAGCACTTTTGAGAATGAAGCCAATTTAGCAGATAGTGCATTAGCTATGTTGAGAGAAAAATATGAAGGCACAACTTTAGGTAGACAAGAATTATATGCAGAAATAATAGAGAATCTTGAAGGTGCCTTATGGACAAGTTCGCTTATAGATGAAGCCAGACTACCTGAAGATACAGAAAAAGAATTAAAGCAGATAATTGTAGCCATTGATCCCGCAGTTACAAACAACGAGGACTCAGATGAGACTGGCATTGTGGTAGTTGGCAAAGACCACAATAATGAGTATTATGTACTTGAAGATGCAACAGGTAAATATTCGCCTGATGCTTGGGCAAAAAAAGCCATAAATTGTTATTATGACTGGGATGCAGATAGAATAGTAGCAGAAACAAATAATGGTGGCGATTTGGTGGAAAGACTATTAAGGGGAATGGATTTAAACATTCCTTACAGGTCTGTAAGAGCGACAAGAGGTAAGCTTATCAGAGCAGAACCTATTGCAGCACTTTATGAGCAAAGGCGAGTTCATCATATTGGTTATTTTCCTGAATTAGAATCACAAATGTGTAGCTATATAGGGGAAACAAGACCAAGTCCTGATAGATTAGATGCATTAGTTTGGGGTATAACTGAACTAAGCAGATCAAAAGGTGATGTAAACTGGAGAATAAGCTAATGGCAGATCAAACATTTTTTCAAAGACTGTTTAACACTAAACCTGTTGAACAAAAAAATTCAAACATGATGGGTTATTTTGGTGTTGGTACCGAAGAAGCTAAAACCTACAAATACCAAGACCTAGCAAAAGAAGGCTACCTAAAGAACGCTATTGTTTATAGATGCGTTAATGAGATAAGTAAAGGTGCAAGTGCTGTTCCTTTTGTTCTTAAAGTAGGCGATCAAATCATAGAAGAACATCCCTTGATTGATCTTCTTATGCGACCTAACCCATTGCAATCTTACAGTGAATTTTTTAGCAGTTTATTTGGATATGTGTTGTTAAGTGGTAATGCTTACATTCTCAAGACTGGTAGCGACATGGGTGCTCCAAAAGAACTGCATCAATTAAGACCTGATCGCATAAATATTAAAGGCAGTGGTAAGCCTATACCTGAGAAATACGAATACATGGTCAATGGTAGGGTGGCTCACACATATCTTATAGATCAAGAGAACGGCTTTAGCGAACTCAAACACATTAAACTATGGCATCCACTAGATGATTATTATGGTCTTAGTCCGTTAAGTGCAGCAGCAGTTGAGGTAGATCAATTCAACATGGCTAGCAAGCACAATGTCAATCTTTTACAAAATGGTGCAAGACCAAGTGGTGCTGTTGTTTTCAAACCACAAGATGATGCAGGCTTTGC